CCGTAGCAGAGTCAGACGCCATGTTGTCTTCGTCAAGGATGTTGGTAACAACCACCGCCCCAGTACCCTTGAGCTTGGCAAAATCAACATCGGCACTGGCAATGCGGGTGACCGCTTGAACCACGTTGGTGCCATCACAGAACACAAACATCGTCTCGCCGTTGGGGATAGAAACACCCGTACCAGCAGCGGTGGTAATCGTAGCGCTCTGACCAGATGTGTTCTTGACGATGTAAATCTTAGACGCCGTGGGGCAAATAACTGTAGCCGCACCGGTCAACGCCACACCTGTGTCAGTGAGCACCAGCATCGCGCAGCGGGACTCAGATGTCGTGCCGTTCGCCGTGGTAAGTGTGTGACCATTACCAGCCCACGTGTTAATTGTTGCAAGACCAGCAATGGCCTGCTCCACCATAGACGTAATGTTGTCGTTAACAACGTCGCCCCAAGTGCCGGATAGTTCGCCGGTGACGGGGAGGGCCAAGGCCAAAATCGGTGTATATTGCGTGGTCATTTAGTACCTTTTGTCATGCGGCAATCGTTTGCCAGTCCGCTATTTGCGTATCACCTTCAGCCGCCCACTCGGGTAACTGGGTATCATTGATATTTTGCCAGCTTGCGAGCTGGTTGTCATTAATTATCGCCCAAAGTGCGTTCTGTGCGTCACTGACATCTTCCCAGTTAGCGTCTTGGTTATCGTTTATCTGGCCCCAGACGTTGACCCGTCCGATTATGCCTGTACCAACAACCCCAGTAACAGCCACAACAGCCTTAGCGACAACTGCAACGGTACCAACATCAGCCGTAGCCTCAACACCCGTAACTGGGATGGTGATGCCAAACGCTATGTTGACTGTGCCAATTGCGCCAGTTGCAGATACCCCAGTGGCAATCACCACCGCCTCACCAACAACCGCTACATCACCAGTGCCCCCGCTGGCAGCAACTCCGCTGGCAAGAACATTTGCGTTTGCGGCCACCACTACTGAGCCAATAGACCCGGTAGCAGCGACTCCAGTAACCAGCACATTCGCATCCGCAGTAACGGATACCACGCCTATTTGGCCTTGGCTAGAAACCCCGGTGGCGCTTACATTGGCATCGGCAGTAACAGCTACATCGCCAACCGCCCCAACAGCCTGTACGCCCGCAGCACTTACAACCGCAGAGGCGGCAACTACAACTGAGCCGATTTGCCCCGTGCCGGAGACGCCTGTGGCAACTACTATGGCGGTACCACTGACTGCAACACTACCTACAGCCCCAGTGGCTAAAACGCCATCAACTAAGACAATAGTGAGGTCTGCGCCCCACGGCGTTTGGCCCCATGCGCCGCCACCCCAACCGGAGTATTCAACGGACGAGGTCATAATCTACCCTTATACGATACGTATCAGGGCATTGCTAGCATCTGCGGTTGGCATTTGAACCGTGAAGTCGCCAGCAGTACTGGTTTTGTCCGCGCCGAAGTCCAATACAGCAATAGCGCGGTTAGCTTTTGAGCTGTTGTAAATCAACGCGCCGCGAGCCGTAATAGTTGCGCTAGTCCAAGTGGTGTCAGAGAAGTCCACAAAAGCCGTGGTCCCGCTTGAGCTAATGGTTGCACCAGCCAACGTATTTCCACCCGCCACGTAGCCCGTACCCACAACCTCGTTGGTAGTAGAGTACGCCGTAGTAGCCGCGTTTAACGTAGCCGCCGATGTGAACAACGCGATTTTAATTGTGTCAGTGTCTAGGTCTTGGATCCCACCAAAGAGTTCCACCTTGAACGACGTGACCATTGCTTGTGAAATTGCCATTTTATAACTCCTTAACTAACCGTAGTGCGGACTTGACCAGAGCGGTACGCGTCTTGGCGCAGCTTGCCATCGCCCAAATTCTTTAACAGGCCAATGGCCTGAACATATAACTTCTCGTACATACCAACTACATCGGCCTCACCCTTCATGAAGCGAATTGCCTCAAGCAAAGCGCCGTTCAAAAGTGCGGAGTCAAACTCATCGCCAAGCCACGTAGTGCCAGCAGTCACAATAGACTCCGGATAGTACCCATAATGCAGTTCGGCGGCGTACCCGGTATTGGGGGTTGGACCTACAATAAACGACGAATCGTCAAAGTTAGCGTAGTGTTTAGGTAAGCCAGTCGAAGACGATGACGGATACGCTTCACGAATAAAGTTAACGTCTTTGTTTAGTAGGAAATGGAAGTCTCCATCACCGTCAATAACAGCCAACGAATAGGAGTACAGAAAATCTGACGGTATCTGTAAGTAGTTGTTTGCCGTTGTAAACGCGCCTGATACGTTCTTACGTAAGGCTGGAATCTGCACCGTGTTGTAGATTTTTTGCTCAGCCTGCTGCGTGAACATAGCAAGTTGTTCATCTGTGAACGTGTTTTCACATATGTCTTGGACGTTTATCTTCAACTCGGTGTAGTTCATAGCTTACTTTCAACCCATTGGGCCACGTGCCATTGTACCTTTGGTAGCCGCGCCAGTACCACGAATTTTAACTCCGCCGCCCGTAGACAACTTAGTCATAGGTTTACCGGGGTGCATGTTTTTTTCGTGCTTGCCGACAGCCTTTTTAATATTGACTTTATCCATCTTGGCGTCGTCATGTTTCATTTTTGTTGCCATATTAGCTCCTTAGCTAGTTGTAACCGTTACTGTACCAATAAAACCGTTTGCTACCAAGTCGCTTGGCGTACCGCCGCTTACTATGTTATTGCCGCCACCCACTGGGTTCCACCCCCACTGAATATCACGGCTGCCTTCACCAATACTGCCATCAGACATAGCCCCAGACTGTAAGTACGTGCTATCTGGACGAGGATTACGTAACGCTTGTGGGTCATCAACTGGGTACATACCCAGTTGTAACTGTGGATGATCTGGATCCCAACATGCGGGGCAGACCAACAAGTTAACTTTCTTGGTTTTAACAACCAGTTCTTTCAACTCACGCAGGCGAAAGCGAAAACCGCAACGATCACAGATCGCAATGGCAATCTTACCGGACGCAAATCGGTTGCCCATTAACTACCCCCAATAAACTGGCGGCGGGGTACAAATCGAATTGAGGCCTTCTCGCGGTCTTCTCCTGCGGCTAAGTTGAACTGTTCGTCGTATATCTGCTTCAACATCTCAATGCGTGAGGCAAGCTCAGGCACTTTAATAGCGATGTGGTACGCAAGTCCGGCTACCAAGCAGGGCAAGAATCGGAAGTTAACGTCAGCCGTCTGTACGCCCGATCCGGCGTCGTCAATACGGCGTAGGCGCCAGTACTTAAAGACGTAGTACGGGTTATCAACAGTGCCTTGGTCAGGTACTGGCCAAACATTAATTTTTGGGGCGTCACGTAGTCGCTGTATCCACACCTGTAACGGACGTGCCTGCTGTAACTTGTTAGGGATAGTCGCGTAGGTACTAACACTAATACGTGTTATGGAGAGGTCAGCCTGTGTCGAAACAGTACCAGCGCCAGTGCGGATTACGTGCTCTAGCAAATCAATAGTATCGGCGGGCAACGCGTACTCTGACGTGCCCTGTACAAGGTTTATTGCGCCTTCTTCGATAGTCCACATATTGATGCCACGGTTCTGCCACTCGATGGTCATCAAATTCATAGACCTACGAGCTGTACGTAGATCGTATCCAGAACGCATTTCACGGCCCGCGCGCTCCCAAGCCTCTTCCGCTATTTCGGTGAAGTCGAGATTAAAATCGGTTGTGCCAGAAACTGCCATTACTTACCCCTTTTTATGGGTGTTACACGCCTTGGCGCCCCTGCGGGCTGACCTAAACGTTTTTTCTGCGCCACACGCTTACTCTTTTCGGCGGGTGTCATTTCCCCACTTGTTTTTGGGGTTTTGGTAGACACCCGTTTTGTGGGCCTGCAATACGGAGTAGATCGATCATCACCTTCTTTACGCCCACAGGGTTTACCCGTAGATACGTCTTTCCAGTCTTCTTTGAACCAACGCTTTAGCGCGGCTCCTTTTGCGGTTTTGCGAACAGCCATTACGACTTGCTACCCTTCTTACGGCACTTAGCAATAGCCCCGCTTGCGTACGCACTGGGGAACACTTTGTACTGGCTTTTGACCTTCTGATAGCAAGCGTCTTTGACTGTACCCCCCTCTTTATAGGCAGTACCCTTGAATTTTAACTTGCTGGGCATTACGGCGCCCATGCCTCGTGAGGCTCTCATATCAGCACATACGGCCTTTGCCAAGGCCTTTAACAGCGATACCACCGCCGCGAGAGTACTTAGCAACTTTACCGCCTTGTTTCTTGTGGGCACTGTCTTTCATCATCTTACCGTCGGGCATACGGTGCATACCTTTGACTTTACCGCCTTTTTTCAGACCCGAGCCTACTGGGTAGGTGTCCATGCGCTCTTTAGCAGCTTGCTCTTCGATAATTCCCCGCATCTTGTCACCGGTTTCACGCTCAACATTACCACGGCTTCTCGGGGCAGCGTCGCGTTTACGGGTCTCGTCCGTCATTACGCGGGCGTAGGTGTCATTCTGGTCTGCCGCTGGGTTAGCTTTAACGGCTGGCCCCTGCATAGGTGCAGTCATATCTTTTGACGGGGCGGCTTTTTTAGGTGAATCTGCACGCGCAGTCAAACCACGCTCTTTGTTCATAAACTCGCGCAGCGTCATGCCTGACTTAGCAAGCTCTTCTTTGGTAATAATGGGGTTGCCATTTTTGTCAAGCTTGCGACCTTTGGGGTTCATCTTTTTCATGCGGGCGTCAGACTCCGCTACTTTTTTTGTAGCAAAATCGCCTAATACGTCTTTTTTAGCTGTTGCCATTTTTAATGCTCCCTAGACCATGCGGCCTTTTGTTTTACCCTTAACAGCGCAGCCATCACCACGAACTGCGCCACCACGTTTCATTTTCTTGACCCCACCACCATGTTTCATTTTCTTGACCCCACCACCATGTTTCATACCGACAGAGCCATCATCAGGGTCTGATGGCATATCTATTTGGCCGGGGCGCAATGGGGGCAGCTTTGTACGTGGAGCTTTCTTCTTAGGCTTCTTAGGTTTTGCAGAGCCACCATCGGGGTCTTGTGGTACGTCCATACCTAAACGATCTTGGAACATACCTCCATCTTTGTACTTCATCATAAGGTTTCCTTTTTACGGAAGAGTTTTTGAACGGTCTTGGTTTCCCAGATGCGAATAAGCGTCCACACAATGGTAAAACATGCAGCCACGGCGGGTAAGAAATCCACAAGAGTTCCCAGTACAGTAAAAACAGACGCGAAATCCACCACGGTTTTGGTTGAGTCGGATAGGTTCATGTTAGCAATCCCAAGCCTTAAGGCTCTTGTTTATACGACTGTTCGGGTCTTTGGCTGTCTTGGAACTCGTCAACTTCGACTTCATGCCCGACATTCTGGCGCAGAAGGACTTTCGCCGTGCTGCGTCCTTGTCCGTCTTTGGTTTTGGCGCTGGGGCTTTTAACCCGGGTTTTTCCGGGTTGGCCTTGTTGTAAGAGGCTCGCCCTTTGGCGTTCAGGCCGCCCTTCTCGGACTTGCCCTCTTTGCGCGTCCATGCCGCTGCTTTAGCCATGGAACACCGCAGCGGTAGCGTTGGACACTGTTGCGTGAATGTCGATGTAGCACAACACGCCTTCGCCCGGGATAATCACGGGGAACGACGAATCGCCAGCAAGTGTTGGAATGGTCATAAGGACCGTGCCACTTGCACCACCATCACGAATAACCAGCGAGCCTGCTGATACACCGGGCATTACTAGCAGCCCTTTTAAGCGTGTACGTGCTGCGTACACTGTGCCCGTTGCGGCTACCGGGACACTTTTGACATCGGTTTGCATACCCATAACTAGCTCCTTAAAACAATAAACCCCCGTTGCCGAGGTAAGCTAGATTAGGCCGTGCGTGTAAACACGTATGCTGTGGCGCTGGAGAACATCAAGGTAAACATGCCCTGTCCAGTAACACCAGCAGCTACCGTCAACTGCCCAAAGCTAGCCGCCGTAGTAGTCGCCGCATCGGACAGTATGC